GTGTTAACTACCCCCATCCCAAGCCCCGGGCCCCCTTATCCACAAAGAAAGTCTCGAATACATCCAGCGTCATAGTGGCAGCTTCCAGCGTCATGGATACTGCGCAACGAAGCTTATAGCCCTTAATGTCAATCTGGCCAAGGGTAAGTTTCTGCTTATCGGACGTTCCACCTTCCGCTACCCAGGTAGCCACCGCCTTGACGCTGCTGGTTGGCACAGTAACACCAGCCGGGAACGCTGTGTGGGTAACCAACGAAAGGATATTTCCAAGCAGCTGCATCTTGTCGACGATTCTGTTCACAACTGTAGGGGAGATGACGGCTGCCACATCGGTTGTTTTTTGTGGACCGGCCGCATTTTTTAA